ATATGAGCCACGATAGCTTGTTTCGATATGCCATGAGTAATGGCAAGGAGAGATGAGCGTATGAGCCATACCGGAACAAAATGTTTTGATATGGCTCGAGTCAGGAAAGGGTTGCAGCCATGGCTGTGACAGTCATTCAGGACAATAACAAACTCGTCCGGTATACAGAGGAAATCAACCGAGAGTTTGTTAGAGGTAATCAGTTCTCGCCCTACATGAGTGAGGGCCTGAACGCGGTTATTCGTATCCGCAGTGAGCTGAAGGCGGGCGGCGAGGATATGAACATCCCGATCGTCTCGCGTCTTCAGGGAGCTGGCGTGGCGACACAGACGCTGGTCGGAAACGAAGAGAAGATCGACAACTACGGTATGCGAGTCAGGATCGAATGGGCTCGTAACGCCGTGGTGACTACGAAGGCAGAGTCTCATAAGGACTCGGCCGACGTATTCGGAGTGGCAAAGCCGCTCTTGAGCGATTGGGGTAAGGAACTTCAGCGGGACGAGATCATTGCCGCGCTGATGGCCCTGCCGACCGAGACCCTTCCGCCGTCTTCGGGCGGCACGAGGGTCAATGGTATCCAGTTCGATCAAGCTTCGACGGCTCAGAAGGATGCGTGGCGCGCTGCCAATTCGGATCGTATCCTGTTTGGTAACGCAGTGTCCAACAACGCGACTGACTTCGCTACGTCTCTTGGTCAGTGCGACACGACCAATGACAAGTTCACTGCCACGAACCTGTCACTGATGAAGCGGCTCGCGATGAATGCTGATCCCCACATTCGTCCCTATCGGACTGATGATGGGTATGAGTACTACATCGCGTGCGCGGGAACTAATGCGTTCCGTGACCTGAAGATCTCTCTGGAGACCATCAATAAGGACGCAAGGCCCCGCGAACAGTCAGGGCCGTACGGCGCGACTAAGAACCCTATCTTCCAAGATGGCGATCAGATCTACGACGGAGTGATTGTCAGGTGTGTCCCTGAGATCAGCCGCTTCGTGGGCACGACTGCCAACCCTGGTCCTTGGGGTCCAGCAGGCACCGGCAACCTCCTGCTTGGGGGTCAGGGTGGCACTACGCGGGTCGAGCCAGTATTCCTGCTCGGCCAACAGGCTGCAGTCTTCGCGTGGGGCCAGATGGCCAAGCCCACGTTCCGTAAGGAAGACGACTACGGCTTCATCACTGGCGTCGGCATCGAGATGGCCTACGGCATCTCCAAGATGTTCAAGCGACATCCATACACCGCGACCACTCTTAAGCAGTGGGGAGTGGTGAATGGGTTCTTCGCTTGTTCGTCTGATTGAGGAGGACCCTACACATGGTAACGACACTCAACAACAGGGGAGCCGCCCGCGAAGCCGGATATGAGTTCGTGCAGTATATCGCTGCCCGAGCCGCGCCGACTGGTGGTGTCTCTGTCTACAGCATCAAGGTTGGTACACTCCCGGCCGGGGCTATCATCCTTGCTGCCTCTACCAACGTGGAGACGGCTATCACTGGCTCTACTCCAGTGTTTGGTATTGGTACGACACCTACGGGCTCTGAAATTGCTGCCACTATCGCACTGACAGCAGGCAGTCTCAACACAGTACCACTTGCGGCGTTGGTGATGCCGCTCGTGGCTGATACCGATGTCTATGCTAACATCACTGGGACTGCTACTGGTGATGCCTACATCATGATCCAGTTCGTCAAGCCGCTTGCGTAACTGACCTCGTCCAACTGGGAGGGGATAGTCCCCTCCCGCTTTTACGGAGAGTGAAATGGCCCAACATAAAGACGAAGACAACATGAAGTCACCTGACGTTCACGTGCCGCCCTCGCAACAGTCGGCCCAAGGGCCGGTGCCGAAGCCGGGTGAGCCAGTGGCTCCGCCACCGAACCCTATGGCACCTCCTCCGGGTCAGCCAATCCCGGTCCCAGAGGAAAATACAGCCCAGCCTAAAGAGGACGATAAGTCCAAAGCGAAAAAATAGCGCGGAAAGATATGGCTCCAGTTAGATAATGGGAGGGCTTTCGTGGGCACACAACCGAGTCTCCGCGCCCGCATCCTGCCCCGGTTCCCCGCTCAAGTCCTGGCGGGAACCGGGATAACCATCACTAAGAGTGGTGGCACCTACACTTTTGCAGCGCAGGCCTATGCCAATATCCCTATCAACGCGCTGGCTTCGATCCCAGAGGATCGACTACTCGGACGGGACACCCCTGGTGTTGGCTCCGTAGAGGTTATTGGGGTCGCCGGTGGTCTAGGGTTCACCGGCAGCGGGAGCCTTCAGCTAACGGTTAATCATAGGATCAGGGGTATTCCTGCTATCCTGCTTATTGGGGCGACTCCAAGCGCACAGGATACTGTCGTTCCATACTCTTGCACTATTACAAAAGTGACTGTTATCAGTGACGCAACCAGTGGAAATCCTAATATAGCTATTCAAAAGGGCACATTCGCCACATTTCCTGCTGGACTGGTAGATATCACAGGGGGAAATCCTCCAGTACTTTCCAATGGAAAGTACCAGAGTACAACCTTGACTGGGTGGAACCTTAACATTGCTGCGGGAAGATCCTGCGTATGTCTTCCTCGACTGGTGGGCCGATTACCAGGCTGAACATTACCATAGAGGTTCTGCCGATATGAAAACCACAAAGACCCGCTTTGAGCTTATTCGTGAGGCTGCGGACAAGCTCAACATTGTTGGGACTGGTCAGGGGCTCGAAGCGGAGTACTCGAACAAGATTGACAGTAATGTAGATCCCTTGATAATGCAGCTCGCCTCTGATAATATCTGTGAGGTAGTCAATGATGGATATATCCCGGCTGAATGGTTCGACTCGCTCGCGGGACTATTAGCTAATGTCTGTGCCCCGGTAGCTGGGAAGAACTTTGATCCGCAGATCAAGGAGTACTACGAGAGTCGTCTGCGGCGGTTGACCTCGAGTGGTCCCACTTATGGGACCCAGGAAGCTGAGTACTTCTGATGCCGTCTATTGTATTTCCAACTACGTCAGCCCCGGCTACCAGGCCACAAGAGTCTGGTGGAAGGCTGATTAATGCCTACGTGGAGAAGACACCCTATGGAGCACCGTCGCAGATTATCGTGAGGCGTTCTCCTGGTCTCCAACGAATAGCGACGACTGCGATAAGTGGTCACACCAGGGGCTTTCTCGACGCGGAAGCAGCTGCAGTATGGGTGCTTAATAATAAACTCATGAGGTTTGATAGTGTCTTTACGGTAACAGATCTGGGTACATTGGTAGGGACTGAACCAGTTACCTTTGGACGGAATAATGCTGTTGTTAAACAGAATGTAGTTGTTACTGAGAACGGCTGTTTTAATGTTGACACCAGTACCGGGGCAACACCCTTTGTCTCGGTCAACCTACCCGCCGGGCCAACGAGTGTTTGTGACATCGATGGATACTTTGTCTGGTCATTTGGTGGAGGTCAGATCTATGCTTCCGATCTTAATTCTACTAATGTACAGGCGTTGTCGCTGAATACTGAGCAGGGCCTGTTCGTCAGGCGGGTGCTGCGGTATGCAGGGCGACTTTATGCCTTCGGAGATAAGTGGACGGGGGTCTATCGTGATGCAGGAACAAGTCCATTTCCGTTCGCGCGCGAGGTCACTATCCCTCGGGGTATCGTTGGGACTCATGCTGTCGCTGGTTGGGAGACTGGATGGGCCAACCAGTTGCTCTGGGCCGGAGATGACTTCATCGTTTATAAGTTGGATGGATACACGCCTACACCAGTCTCTACCGATGATGTTAGTAGGGCCATTCAATCAGCGGTACTCGCCGGGGGCCGTAACCTCATCGAGGCCTTTGTCTATATGTACGGTAAGAATGCCTTCTGGGTCTTGTCCTCTCACGATAATTGGACGTGGGAGTATAATCTAGTCACGGGCGAGTGGAACGAACGCAAGTCGTTTAACCAGTCTAACTGGAAGGGTATGAAGAGTATACGGATATTCGATCGATGGATCATTGGAGACGAGTTTACCGGAGATCTGTATCAGGTCAGTGGATCATACTTCCTCGAAGGAACTGATCCCCTTATTTGGCAGGTAGAAAGCGGGGTGATGTCAGGCTTTCCGCGCGGCGTCATGGTGCCTCGAAGCAGCTTCCTGTTGACGACTGCTGTAGGGACGACCTCCACTGTAACAGATCCCAGGGTGGAGATCTCTTGGTCCCTCGACGGGGGATACACCTATGGAGACCCTGTGATGCGTCGCCTTGGAGGTCCCGGGGAGTCGCTCTCGCACCCATATGTTCTGCAGTGCGGGCTGTCCAAGGGCCAGGGCGTTCGGTTCCGTCTGCGGGTCTCCGATCCGGTTCATGTGGGACTGTCGGGGGGTTCGATAGATGATCTTGAAGCGCGGGGGTACTCTGGATGAAGGCCCCACTCGATCCGTTTTCAAGAGTTACTGACGAACAGAGTCACTGGGACCCTGAATGGTATTCATGGCTTCAAGATCTATTCACGACCACGACGCAGCTTCAAGCGAATGTCGTGACGCTGCAAACAGCTCTTGCAACACAGCAGGCAATTAACACGGCACAACAAGCGAATAACACGGCACAACAAGCGGCTATTACCGCGCTACAAAATCCGCCCCCGGGCGTTTCTCCGGGACTGATATTCCTCTCGGTTCAAACGGCAAATAACTCTCCAACACTTGTATTTACAGGGATGAACAGCACCTACGCAGCCTATCAGTTCCATGCCACAGGACTGAGGCCTTCTGTTAACAATCAACCACTGTATATGCAGATGAGTCTGGATGGCGGCGCGACGTGGAAGAATACCTCCAATATATGGACCTGGCTCTATTCTTATATTGGCGGTGGTGCAACTCCACTAGCATACAGCTCGGCCTCAGAAGGCAATACTACATACTTCAGGATCGGTGGAGTTACAAACTCTACATGGGGTAATAGTTCTGAGACAACAGTCTATCCAAACAGTGGCCAAAATCTAAATATGGCTAGTTGGCGTTCGTCTGATTACTACGATGCTGGTAGTGGCACCTATCAAGTGATTGGCTCTGGCCATGAAGTCAGCGATGCTACTCCATGCAATGCTGTGAGGTTCTTCTTTGCCTCTGGCACGATAGTCGGTGGGCGCATAGCGATGTACGGCCTGAAAAAGGCATAGGAGGCTATAATGGGCCTGTTCGATATCTTTACTGGCGATCCCGTTAAGAAAGCTGCAGAGCAACAGCAGCAGTATCTTACGGGGATCTCCAACCAGATCCAGTCCGGCATCGGCGCCGCGCAGACCCGCGGCATAGATGCCCTCCAAAGCGGACAGGGCAGTGCCATCAACGCCCTTCAGGGTGGTCAAGCCACGGCGCGCGGAGATATCCAGAACTACTCGCCCCAGGCAATCGCGGCCCTCTACGGAGGGCAGACTGGCGGAACCAATGCCCTTTTGGCTGGACAGACTGGTGGTCTTGAGTCACTCCGAAGCGGTGTTCAGGGGGCAACA